AAATCATGGGACCTACACGGCACATACTCGTGGGTAGCAGAACTAAGATGTGTACCAAATGATTTATGTATTTCTCCCAAACAGGTACACTTATATTATAAACGCAAGGAAAATAAGAAAAAAGGAGGTAGTGGAATTCACGGTCTGCCAATTCATGTAAAGCTACCAAAAACAAAAACAATGATTCCTCTTGTTATTGTATTTAGAGCATTAGGCGTTGTTTCGGATAAGGACATATGCAAGTTAATTGTTGATGATTTGGATAGCCCTGATGTCGGTGATATACTAAATGCTCTCAAGCCATCAATTGTTGAAGCTAACACGCATCTAACTCAAGATGAATGTATCACATATATTACAAAACGAATCCAATTTACTCCTATGATTAATAATGGTGTAAATGGAGAAAAAAGAGAATCTGGAGAAATATTAAAACGTGAATTCGCTGAAGATATGATTAATAACGATATATTTACACACTGTAAAACACTTTCTGAAAAACAACACTATTTGGGGTATATGACCAGAAAATTACTCGATTGTGTTCTCGGGTACCGTGAGCCAGATAATCGTGATTCATATATGAATACTCGTATTGAAACAACTGGTGTACTACTTAATACATTACTTAGAAACCATTTCAATAAGGTTGTTAAGGAAATGGAAATTCAAATTGTTAGAGAAATAAATAATGGAGCCTGGAAATCAACATATGATTATGAAAATATTATTAACATGACCAATATTTATAAAATCCTTAAACCATCGACAATTGAAAATAATATTATTCGGGCACTATCCACTGGAGATTTTGGGGTTAAAGGACATAATACAAATAAAGCCGGAGTTGCCCAAGTTCTAAACAGACTTACGTATGTGTCAAGTTTAAGTCATGCTCGTCGTGTTTCAAATCCAAATAAGAGCGGAAAATCAACTGAACCGAGAAAACTAAATGGAACTGGATACGGATATATTTGTCCAGCAGAAACACCAGAAGGAGCTCCAGTTGGTCTCGTCCAAAATTTAAGTTATATGGCTCATATTACAGTACATTCAGACACAGATATTTTATACGATTATGTTAAAAGTATTATAACACCAATTGAAACAAAACATACACATCATACAGATGATGTAAAAATATTTTTAAATGGTTGTTGTGTTGGAATTACAAATGACCCCGAAATGGTTTATAATGACCTTAAGGATAAAAAATATAAGGGTATTATTTCAATTTATACATCAATTATATTTAAATGCCTGGCTCAAGAAATATGGATTAATAACCATTCTGGAAGATTAATGCGTCCATTACTTCGTGTTGTTAATAATAATATTCTATTAACAAAATCAATTATGAATAAAATTAAAAATAATGAGTTGACTTGGGATGATTTACTGGTTGCTGTAAAAAATCCAGAATCTATTATTGAGTATATTGATGCAGCTGAACAAAATGAAAGTATTATTGCAAATGAACCAAAAGATATTTTGGACCATCGCCCCAATTATTATACACATTGTGAAATTCATCCAAGTACAATGTTTGGTATTTTGGCATCGTGTATTCCATTTCCAGACCATAATCAATCCCCCAGAAATACATATCAATGTGCACAAGTAAAACAGACAATTGGTATTTCATCAACAAACTTTAATGACCGTATGGACAAAACGGCTTATATGTTAAATTATCCACAGCGTCCGTTAGTTGATACTCGAACAATGAATATTATTAACTTGAACAAACTTCCTTCTGGGATTAATGCAATTGTTGCTATTATGTCATATACTGGATATAATCAAGAAGATTCACTATTATTTAATCAAGGAGCAGTTGACAGAGGACTATTCTCAGCAACGCTCATTCATACTGAAACAGATGACGGAGCACAAAAACCAAATGGTTTAAAAGAAATTCGCGGGCGACCAATTAAGGGAAAAACATCTGGTTGTAAATATGGAAATTACGATAAAGTTAATACAAATGGTGTTATTCCTGAAAATGAATTAATTGAAAATCGCGATGTTATTATTGCAAAGTATGTTCATCTTAAAGAAAATAAAAATGCACCTCCAAAAACTATTAAGTATGCTGATATGAGCCGAATTTACAAAACACGCGAAGAAACATTTGTTGATAAGAATTACAATAATCGAAATGGTGAGGGGTATAATTTTGTAAAAATGCGTATTCGAGCTATGAGACTTCCTAATATAGGAGACAAATTTAGCTCACGACATGGACAAAAAGGAACAGTTGGTAATGTAATTCCAGAAGAAGATATGCCTTATACAGCAGATGGCGTTCGTCCTGATATTATTATTAACCCACATGCAATTCCTTCTCGAATGACAATTGGTCATCTTAAAGAAACATTACTTGGAAAAGTTCTTGCTGCTTTGGGGTTATTTGGTGATGGAACATCATACGGAAAATTTAGCGTTAATGATATTAGCAACGAATTAACTAAAAATGGATTTCATTCAAAAGGAGAAGAAATTATGTATGATGGACTTACAGGGGAACAGTTAACAAGTAATATATTTGTAGGACCTATCTTCTATCAACGTCTAAAGCATATGGTTAACGATAAAACCCAAAGTCGAGCAACTGGTCCAAATGTTAATTTAACTCGACAGCCAACAGAGGGGCGTAGTCGTGATGGTGGTCTTCGTATTGGAGAAATGGAACGTGATTGTTTAATTTCACATGGTATGTCAAAATTTACACGAGATAGATTATTTACATCATCTGATAAGTATGACGTATATGTATGTAAAAAATGTGGAAGTATTAGTGCTTATAATGATGATACTAAATTTAATATTCATAATTGTCGAATGTGTAATAACCGAACCGAATTTGCACATGTTGAAATGCCTTATGCTTGTAAGCTTCTTACTCAAGAACTTCAAACTATGAATATTGCTCCTCGGTTTCTTACAACCTAATAAATAGATAAAAATTATATTAAATAGATAAAAATTATATTAAATAGATAAAAATTATATTAAATAGATAAAAATTATTAAGCGTGCCATTTTAAATTTTCAAGGGTGTAAATACTTTATAAAATACTTCATACAATATATTTTTTTTTGATTTTACAAAACTACCACCCACAAATAATTAATAATTTGAATTATTTATTATTTATTATTTATTAATAAAATTAAAAAATATGTACTGCATTCTGTGGGGTTCGAACCCACGCATACTATTGTATAGTAGATCTTAAGTCTACCCCCTTGGACCGCTCGGGCAAGAATGCTTACAATTGTTCCATCACGGGTTCGAACCGTGGACCTTTGGCTCATAAGACCAACGCTCTAACCAACTGAGCTAAAGGAACTTGTACAATTATTTGTGTAATAATATATTAAATATAAGTCTTATTTTTATTTTTATTATTTTTATTATTGTACATAAAGTAGTTGGCATTTACTTACGGCTTTTTGTTTTTTTTGAATACTTATTTTTATTTTTACGTTTAACGGTTTTACTTAATTTGACCATACCAAATTTACCCTTTTTTGCACCATACCCATGTTTTACTAAACGCATTTCATTTTTTGCAGTTCCATGCTTTTTTTTAGAGACAATACGTCCATGTTTATTCATTATAAGATGATTACGCGTAAGACCTCCTGATGTTTTTTTAGCAGTTTTATGCCACACTTGTGCCCGAGAACCTACTGTTTGCATTTGAGATTGCATTATATATATTAAGTGACGAAAATTTTTTTATTCCTAAAGTAAGTTTAAATTATGTAAAACGAATATAAGTAGATGTTTATATGAAATAATAATATAAATTATGTCAACACCAACGACAGAAATTCATGTTATTAAAAGAAGCGGTATTTTACAAAATGTTTCATTTGATAAAATTCTTGAACGAATTAAAAAGCTTGGAAATGAAGCAAATATTACACAAGTAAATTATACACATGTTACCATGAAGGTAATTGAACAATTATTTAATAATATATCAACGTCACAAATTGACGAGTTAATGGCAGGGCAATGTATGTCAATGTCAACAACACATACAGACTATGGAATTTTGGCATCACGTATTATTATATCAAACCATCAAAAAAATACGTTAAACTCGTTTAGTGAAACTATTAAAGAATTATACGATGTGTATAATATTAATGGAGAACACTCACCATTAATAAATAATTCGGTGTTAGAATTTGTTGAATCGTATAAAGATGTAATTGATAAAACAATTGATTATAGTCGTGACTATCTTATTGATTATTTTGGATTTAAAACACTTGAAAAGTCATATTTATTTAGAATTAATGGGGTTATTAGAGAAAGACCTCAACACATGTGGATGCGTGTTGCGGTCGCAATTCATGGAGACACGCCAGGCTCACCAATTGACTTAGAAAATGTTCTCGAAACATATTATTTAATGTCAACTAAGCATTTTACTCATGCAACCCCCACATTATTTAATGCTGGAACAACTCGACAACAACTATCCAGTTGTTTTTTAACGTCTATGAAGGATGATAGCATTGAAGGTATTTTTGATACATTAAAGGACTGTGCTATTATTTCAAAACATGCGGGTGGTATTGGATTACATACACACAATATAAGAGCATCTGGTTCATATATTTCTGGAACAAATGGAACATCGAGTGGTTTAGTACCTATGCTTAGAGTATTTAATAACACCGCACGATATGTGGACCAAGGTGGTGGAAAACGACCCGGTTCAATTGCAGTATATCTTGAACCATGGCACGCAGATATTGTAGAGTTTTTAAACCTTCGAAAAAATCATGGCGATGAAGAACAAAAAGCACGTGATTTATTTTATGCTCTATGGATTTCGGATGAATTTATGAACCGTGTAAAAAACGAAAAATCATGGTCACTCATGTGCCCAAACAAATGTCCAGGATTATCTAATGTATATGGTAATGAATTTAAATCGTTATACGAAACATATGAGGCGCAAGGATTAGCAACATCTACTATTCCAGCTCGTGAACTATGGCTTAAAATTTTAGATGCGCAAATGGAAACCGGAACACCTTATATGCTTTATAAAGACTCGGCGAATAACAAGTCAAATCAGAAAAATATTGGAACTATTAAAAGTTCAAATTTATGCTGTGAAATTATGGAATATTCAGACAAGAATGAAACTGCTGTTTGTAACTTGGCATCTATTGGTCTCCCAATGTTTGTTAATTGTGATACAAAGACATTTGACTATGAAAAACTTCATAAAATAACTAAAGTTATTACTAATAATTTAAACAAGCTCATTGATATTAATTTTTATCCAACAAAACAAACAAAAACAAGTAATTTACGTCATCGTCCAATTGGAATTGGAGTTCAGGGACTATCAGATGTTTATTTTAAAATGGATATTGCTTTTCATTCAAATGAGGCAAAAGAAATTAATAAAATGATTTTTGAAACTATATATCATGCTTCACTTGAAAAAAGTTGTGAAATATCTATTCATCGTAAAGAATTATATGAAAGTGGTTATACAGAACATTTAAATAAATATGAACATGCTAAATTAATTGAAACACCTGAAGTATCAACCCATGGATTTAATACGCGTGAACATTGTTATAACTTATGTGGCTCTTATAGTAGTTTTGTCGGGTCACCTGCATCAAAGGGGATTTTACAATTTGATATGTGGAAAATTAAACCATCTGACCGGTATAATTGGGATGCACTTAAAAAATTAATTATGGAATGTGGTCTTCGAAACTCACTGTTAGTGGCTCCCATGCCAACTGCATCAACTTCTCAAATTATGGGATTTAATGAATGCTTTGAACCAATTACAGGCAATATTTATTCAAGGCGAACTAATGCTGGTGAATTTGTTGTTGTAAACAAATATATGATGAATGAACTTTGCGATTTGGGGGTTTGGTCATCAAATATTAAAAATAGCATTATTCAACACAATGGTTCCATCCAACACTTGACTGATTTATCACAACATATTCGTAATAAATACAAAACGGTTTGGGAAATTCCAATGAGCCATATAATTGATATGTCTGCTGATAGGGGTGCGTTTATATGCCAAAGTCAAAGTATGAATTTATGGATGGCAGAACCGTCATATGGTAAGCTAACGTCAATGCATTTTTATGCATGGTCAAAGGGTCTTAAAACTGGTATTTATTATCTAAGACGTCGTGCCCGTCATCAAGCACAACAATTTACAATTGACCCAAGTAGCATGTCTAACTCGACTAATAGTAATGAACCCAGTCCAACTGAAGAAAATAAACCATGTGAAATGTGTTCCGCATAGTAATTTATTTAACATCCTAACTTTTCATCAATACATGAATTATAATCTTTTATAACCTCCAGTATATTATCTTTTTTAATTGTAAATACACCAGAATAAACCAGTAAATTATAAATTATTTTATTTTTATTATCACTCATATAAACAATTCCATACACACGGCTGCCATCATTCATAATATCACCTATGCATATATTTGATATTGGAACTAATTTACTATTAATAGTAACAACTAATGTATTTTCATTAAACCCAACATCAAATATTTTACTTTTTAAGTTTAATAATGAGTATTGGGGAACATTGGCAATTTTGCTTAGTTCAATAATTTCATTAGGTAATAAACAATCCCAGTCAGCAAATATACTTTTATTTATTTTAATTGCACCATCTGTTGTATTTAAACAATAAATATATGGTTTTGAATATTGAACTGGTATCGCATTTGGATGTTTACATACAAGAACCCATTTTTTGTTATAATAAATTAAATGACTTCCGGATACTATAATTCCATCTAATAAATACATGCGATTAAGTATATCTTTATTATTTTCTACAACTGGTGTTTTTAATTTCATAATAGCAGTTACTCTATTTCCTTCTTTTAATAAATGATTGGGAACAATATTACATATTTTAATTGGCTCATATGTTTTACTATTATGATTATATACATCAATTAATGTATCATCCGAAAAACATGTAGGAACTTTTGGTATTTTTAAATTTGTATTAACATGCATAATATTTTTCATAAATGCAAGAATAATGGCCATAGGAATTGATATAGCAACAAAAATAGCAGTATTTGCTGCAGCAAACCCCCATGTAACTGGAACAGCCCAAAGACCAGCAATAATAGCTGCAAATACAATTAAAATTGTTACAATAAACTCAGCTATTGCTCCTAATAATGTTTTAAATGTCATATATACACCCATTGCAGTAAATAGTGATGCTGCCATAGCTCCCTGCATTTTTGAAAGCATATCTCTTAAGCTTATTATTATTTGAATAAGTGGTATAGTCATATTCATAATACGCCCCATAAGTTCTTGTGTTATTTTTTGTAAATTGGACCGCACATTATTCATCATTAATCGTATAGAATTAATGGCAGATGACATACCATTAGCTATTTTTGATAAAGATGATGTTATAAATGTTAAAGGTGAAAGAGCTACTCCAGTTGTTGAAGTAAGTATTCGTTGAGTACAAAAATCAAAGTTTTGTCGAGTAAACTCGCTTGAAGACATATTGTCTGGTTTATTAATTAATCCAGCAAATGGTATTACATATGGTTTACAACGTTTTGTATCCCAGTTGTCAATAATATCTTCGGAATAAATAAGTATTATACAATATGACACAACTAACAAAACAAGCATGCTAACAATAATTACAATAAACACGGATGAACCATACGTGTCAAAATACGTCAATGATTTATACATTTTTAGTAAAGATAAAGTAGATAAATGAGACATGGTTGAATCCATAATATGATAACTTATATATTTTCTTAATACATCATGTATTTATTTTATTTTATATAAGATACTTTAAAAAAAATATTTTTTAAAAAAAAAATATTATTTATTATTAGTTTTTTTTGTTTTATTTAAAATTGCTTATTTATAACTTTTTATTTTTCTTATTTTTCTTCTTCCAACAATGAAATCTCTATAACATCTTGGCTAATTGGACTAACTATTGGAGTAACACATGGATGATTGTCTAATACAAAATCAACAGGTTCAATAAGACGATTTAAATAGTACATTAATTTGGCACATGGAAGTGCTTGTACAAATTTAGTTACTTCCCTTTTATTAATTCGTTTATTTTTAGACCTCAACTTAGGTAAATATACTTCGGTATGTAATACATAAACAAGGGTTTTATAACGTTCATCTGCATCTTTTAAATGAAATTTACGATTTATATAACAATCCAAATAAGTTGTATATATACAATTAATAAGTGTTTTAACACGGCGCGAATACTCAATAAATGTGGTTTTGTATTCAGGAAAATAACGAATAAACTCACTAATTTTACTGGAAGCTTGTGGGGAAGTGCATAATTCTAAATAGTGATACAGTAACTTAGATTGATTCCCTTTTATTTGTTGAACTTTTTCGTAATTTGGATTTCGATATTTTACACTTAAATTATTACCATGTTTCATATCAATAACACCCTTTGTTTCAAACGTTGATAATAATAACTCTTGTAAAATAATATGATAATCAGATATGAATTTACGTGGAAAACGAACATGTGTTCCAATAAATGTCTTAGTAACAGATGTATGATAAATATCATTTGACTTGACAATTACTGATAAATCTGACCGATGTTCAAATTCATACTCTCCAATTAAATACAACAAGGGTTTATAAACTTTATGAATAATACGATTATCCGGATGTTGCATAACAAAACTATAGCACTTGTTTTTGTCTAAACAATTTAAGTTCAAATTTGTTTGGATACAGCAATCATCAAATAATTCACGAAATGTCTTTATGGGGGTTACACCACCAAGGTCCGTAAATGAATTTCTTCCACCAATTACTCGTCGTGTTGCTATTTCCCATTTGGGGGGGTCAGAAGCAATATCGTAAAACACATTAATCATTGTCCCATCAATATATTCTTGAAGTATTGGTTCTGAACCCGACTCAAAGTGAGACGAGTTGTTATATTCAACACGTTCCATATGAGGTGGTGAAAAGCAAACATATTGAGCATTTTCACCTGAACCTGTAATAATTAATGAGCGAAATAAATTATAATTTAAATCATTGGGTATATTAGGTTGAACATTATCTTGTTCTTGTTCTAACTTTTTATTAAACTCACTAAGTTTATCAGAATCATAATATACAATTGTATTAACACAATTTAAATTATTATTATTTGAATTACCATCAATAATTGCATCACATGATGCAATAAATGTTTTTTTATTTAAAATAAATTTATTGTTATCACTGTTCTCATTTGTATCCGAATTTACATCAGAAATATAAGCAAGGCATGCTGAAGGAGATGGCAACTGATAAGATTTTGACATTTGTTTGTATGTATAAAATAAGTTATATTTGTATATATTATATGTTAGGTTTGTCTTAAATCATTTTTTTATGTATTTATTATTTTTGGATGTACGTATTTTTATTATAACAATAACATAAATTTAAAATAAATACATAATTAATACACATAACAAATGAGAAATTATACTATTACTGAATTACTTGGGTCAGGTACATTTGGTTCAGTATTTAAAGGAGTACATAAATTTAAACCAAGAGAAATAGTGGCTATTAAACGAGAACCATTAAATATACAATTTCCTATGCTTCGTCAGGAAGCAAAAATATATCAGTATTTGACTAATACCATGGGAATTCCAACATTTTATTGGTTTGGAATAGATAATGAGTATTATTATCTTGTAACTGAACTTCTTGGTATTTCTCTCAATAAATATATTTCAATCTTAAATAAAATTAACCTAAATTATATTATTAACATAATTGGAACTAGAATAATTAATATTATTGAAAATGTACACAATCATTCTCTTGTTCATAGAGATTTAAAACCTGATAACTTTTTATTTGAGTATACGAGAGAAACAAATAATTCTAATATATCTAACATAAATCCATCAAAACTATTTATTATTGATTTTGGTTTTAGTGCTTTATATATGGATAATACAAAACATATACAATGCACTAAAACAAATGGATTAATTGGTTCTTTAAATTATGCAAGTATTAACGCTCATAAACGAATTACTATAAGTAGGCGTGACGACCTTGAATCAATTGGGTATATTTTATTATTTCTAACAAATAATATACTTCCATGGCATAACTTAAGTGATGAAACCGAAATTATTAATGAAAAAAATAAGTGGGTTCAATGGATTATATCTCAACGTAAAATATCAATAATTGGTCAATATTTTTATATTGTACGGAATTTATTATACTCAGAAACTCCAAATTATAATAAATTAAAAGCATTATTTAATAATTAAATACTCAATAAATAATATAATGACAAATCATAATATTGTTAAATGGAAAAATCATGGAGTACATATTGGTTTAATTATATTATAAAAAATATTGATAAAAATTGGTCTTGGGAGGGGTTAAGTCAAAATAAAAATATTACATGGGAAATAGTAAATCAAGTTTCAGATGATAAATGGTCCTGGTTATGGTTAAGTCAAAATAAAGCAATTACTCGAGAAATTATGTATAACAATCCAACAAAACCGTGGGTATGGGATTGGTTATCAATAAATAACAAAAATAAATATGATATTATGGAACAGAATCCACTACTTGCATGGAAATGGAGAGAACTAAGTCAAAACTTTAAAACAACTTGGGACGAATTAAAAGATGGACCATATGAATATTATAACTGGATTATGCTAAGTCGCCATCCCAATATTACATGGGATATTATAATACAAAATAAAAATAATTCATGGAACTGGGGAATTGTAGGGTCGAACCCAAATATTACATGGGAAATTATTACAAGTAATCCAGAGTATAAATGGGATATGTACTGGATATCTCATAATCCAAATATAACTTGGGAAATTATTAAAAATAACTTGGAAAAAAACTGGAATTGGACAATTTTAAGTGCGCATCCTAATATTACATGGTCAATTGTAAAACAAAATCCAAAAATAAAATGGAACTATAAATCATTATGTTCAAATCCAAACATTACATGGGATATAATAAAACAAAACCCCAACTATAAATGGTGTTGGGATTCTATATCATTTAACCCCAATATTACATGGGAAATAGTTGAAGCTAATTTAGATAAACCATGGAACTGGAACTATTTAAGCTGGAATAATTTTAGTTATGCAAAACAACATTTTGAACTAAGAGTTAAACATCAACAATTTGTTCAAACATTTTTATTAGAAGAATTTATTAAAGTTTATATGCATCCAACACGAATAATAAAAATGTTGGAATTAGGATATACAATTGATGAATTAGAACATATATTATAGTATACGCAATTTAAATACAACATCTTTTTTATAAGACGTTCCTCCACTACTTTTATCGTTGTAATTTTTACTATGAGCCATTTCTTTTTTAAATCGAGTATAATCAGAACTATTATAAACATAATTTGCTTGACCAGTAGCAAGGGGAACACCTACTGTATTTGTTATTGTATTTCGTCGACTTAATAAATCACCTGCATTATTTACAGTTCTAAATAATCCTTGGGCAAGACTAAGATTGGCATTTTCAAGCTGGGACTTATATTGAGTATTCCAAGCGTTTCTTAATCTAAGGCGAATATGTCCGAAAGATTCATGAGTTCTATCTGAATTATTAATAGGACGTGGCATAATACCAGGATTGTTTGTTGATTGTACCGCTTTTGTATATTTAGTTTCATCTACTATTATTAGCAATGACCCAATATAAATTTGGGTGTGAGTATCAATATTAATTATGTCGCCCGATTCAACAGGTTGAATAAAATTTCCAATAATTGCACCCCTTCCATTAAGTGTCATAGCACCATTTATATTGTGTGATAATGTTACCGAATTTGCGCTGTCGTAATTATAAGTAATTGATTGTCCTTGGTTCACAGTTGCATAAACAATAAACCCACGCGTTTCTTCCATAGAAATTTGTTCATTGTAAAATACAGAGTTTGGGTCTGATGCACAAAGAAATGTCTGAGTTGTATTGTTTATATTTAGAAAACTAAGTATTGATGATGGAATTATTAAATGGTCAATCATAGCTTGAGATGCATCGTCCTGAAAATATTGAAATAATATATTTACAAAATTATTAAAAGTTTCAAGAGAATTTGGAATAATAATATCAAGCTCATCAATTAATACATTAACTTGTTCTTGACTAATAATTTGATTAAATTCACTAAAGACTGATGTACTCAGACTAAATGACATAAAAATACTATATTGTTATAATATACTATATTTATAATATAGATACTTTAAATTATTTTAAAAATAACATTTTTATTAGAAGAACCACCACTTGTAATATCATTATAATTTTTACTATGGGCCATTTCTTTTTTAAATCGGATATAATCCGAACTATTGTAAACGTAATTTCCCTGACCACTGGCAAGTGGAACACCCGCAGTATTATTAGTCGTATTTTTACGACTTAATAAATCTCCAGCATTATTTACAGTTCTAAATGGTCCTTGGGCCAATCCAACTCCCGCATTTTTTAATTGTTCCCTATAATTAGTATTCCATGCATTTCTTAATCGAAACCGAATATTATTAAAAGTTTCATGAGTTCTATCTGCTCCATTAATAGGACGTGGCATAATACCAGCCGAGTTATTGGTCATTTGGGCCTCAGACGGCGCACTTGTTCGAGCAACCGAAGGGGCTTGAGTTTTTGATTTATATGACATTATAGTATAATACTATACAATAAATTATTTATTTATAAGTTCTTTAATTCCATCTGAAAAATTCACAATTGGATTATAATGTAATAATTGACGTGCTTTACTAATATCTGCATTACTATGAGGAATATCACCTTTTCTTAATTCCCCATAATTTGGCATAATATTTGTACACATTAAAGTATTAATAATTATAACAAGGTCATTTAATGATGTTTGCCCTTCACAACCAATATTAAACGATTCACCATAACATTCTTTATTATCTGTTGTAAGACCAAGAAGATTTGCATGAACCGCATTTGCAACGTATGTAAAATCACGTGAAAACGTACCATCACCATAAATGGTGGGCGATGTACCAGAACGAATGGATGATATAAATTTAGGTATTACTGCTGCATATGCTCCATTTGGGTTTTGCCGGGGTCCAAATATATTAAAATAACGTAATCCAATACATTCCATATCATAACATCGAGTAAATACATTGGCATAAATTTCATCAATTGCTTTAGTTGCAGCATATGGAGATAAAACAGAACCAGTATTATCCTCTATTTTAGGAAGTGTTGAATTGTCACCATAAACGGATGAGGATGAAGCATATACAACTCTCTTAATACCTTCTTCATTTGCTGCAATTAAAATATTTAAAAACCCATTTACATTAGCAACATGACTTTGAAGCGGTAATAAAATAGAACGTGGTACAGAACCGAGAGCCGCTTGATGTGTAATAACATCAATACCCTTAACAGCCATTCTACATGTATCAAGGTTTGAAATATCACCATACATAAACTCTAAATTTGGATAATTATCCAATAAATGTTCTATATTTTTTTTACAACCAGTCGCCAAATTATCAATTATACGAACAAATTTTACCCCATTTAGCAATAAAGCCTCAACTATATTTGAACCAATAAATCCCGCACCCCCTGTTACAAGTATAGATTTATTAATAAAAGAAGTTTGATATGTAGTTTTAGATATAGACATCACAGTTATAATTATAAAAAATATATGGTTGTGTTTAAATATTAAAATTAAATATAGTATAATATTACATTATAATATAATAACACAAAATCATGGGTATTACGAATTCTCTTAAAAATGTTGCTCAATATAGTATCATGGGCGTACCGTTATTCGTAATATTAATTGTACTTATGGTGGGAATAGCTGGTCTATGGTATATGTTTGGGGGAAGTAATAAAAAGGTAACATTTTCAGAAAACAATGAAGGAAATAATGCTGTGGAAACTGGCGAAACAAATACATTATATTTCTTTTTCGCCTCATGGTGCCCACATTGTAAAACTGCAAGACCTGTATGGGATAAAATTGTTGAGGAGTATAATGGTAAAATTATAAATGGTCAAAAATTAGTATTTCATGAAATCGACTGTTCAGAAAAATCAAGCTCATCTAACGAAATGATGACAAAATTTGATGTAGATGGATTCCCAACTGTTAAGATGCAAGATAATAACGGTACTATTATTGATTTTGACGCAGCCATTACTGAAGAAAATATGGTTCAATTTCTTAATAAATAAGGGACTCCCCTCCTTTATAACCCCACTTCAAAATATTTTTTTATCTTAAACTATTACATAATTATTGTAATAATTTATTATTCAACTAAAAAATCTAACATATCATCACTGTTGTATTTATTATTTTCATTTACTCCCAAATCATAATATGGTGCATATTTATAAAAACATATTTTGTAATTATATGGAAAAAATCTCTGAACAATATCAGCTCTAACATTGTAGTCTATATCAGTTAATGGATAAGTAATACCCATTTCATAAGTTACATTAATCATATAATATAACTTTGTCGTTTGTTTAAAATAAGGCAAATATAAATGAGCTGCCGTTCCACACGATAAAATAATTTCTTTAGCATTTCGTATATAATATATTACTTCTTTTATTGAATAATTATATGGGTCTATATTAACAAACCCGTTTGATTTAAATTTTTCTAATAATGTATTTGGTATACATCCTAATAAAGAACGAGGTTTAGTTAAATTTATATTAGATGCGTTTTCTCCTTGCCCTTCAAATTTACCAACAAAAATTTTATCATATGTTTTAATTGTTGGCAGTTTTTCATCAATATACTTATTTATAAAAGTTCTAAACCAATATATATCATTATTATAAACAATTAACGAATATTTATTATCTGGTTTCATAAGATTGGGATTATTCATTGTTTCAATATATGAACTAATTAAAAAATTATTTATGATATATTTTGTATTTTTTTTTAATACGATAATTTTATCAAAAATATTATCAGTTAAGTTTATTATATTTTGATTTGTATTATTTGGTATAATAACAACACCACAATAATTGGTCATTAATCTTAAATATGTTGTTAATTTAGAAATACAATGAGCAATTCCTGCTTTTTTACATTCAAAATAATGTAAAGCATTGCGTTTCTTTATTACTACTATATTATTACAATGGTTTAATTCATGAATTAGTTTAACTTCGTTTTTTTTATTATATATTGAAAATTGTCTTTCAATATTATTTGTATTATCAACATAAATAAATTCACCATCATTATTCATATAAAAAATTAGTTGTTTATGTGTATCCATGATTTAATATAATAACAATTAATAAATAAATTATAACCACATTTATAATTATTAATTATTGCTGTTATACAAATAAAAACTTGGTTATTCAAAAAAAATAAAATTAAAAATAATATAAATACGAATTATTAAATGAAGAAACATACTAAACACACCACTTTTTTATTTTATATGGTCCAATAATTGACTAAATTCGGTTGTTTCTAACATAATATCTTTATTATACATATCACACAGGAAACATCGTAAGGTTGCAATAACATCATTAAATGAATTATGCATATTTTTTGGTTCCAAATCTATGCTTATAAAGCTCCACCAATGTTGGAAACTTAATATAAGTTCCCATTCGATTTGTTCTCACTATATTACAATCTTTTTTTCCAGTTTTCATAGTACAATAATCAGTTGGTTTAGAAGACTTAAGTGAATTAATAAATTGGTGATAATTAGTGTATTGAGACCTCGTAAATGGGTAAAAACTATTAATGGGCATACGAAATACTTCAACACGAATCATGTTTATGTCAAAATCAAAATTATGGGCAACCGCAAATTCACACTGAGTATACATGTCCATAAATTCTTTAAGAGCAACTTGAATAAAAACTCCTTGTTTATTTGAAATTTCACGCGAAATACCATGAATTGCGGTACTTTCCTGTGGAATATCAACCGATTCAGGCAGCTTAATAATATGATCACCCATTTTAACAATTGACATATTAGATATATCATATACAATAAAA